TATATTTAATATATATAATATATATAATTTATATTTCTTTATATTATTAAAATAAAAAATGTAAAGAAATATAAAGGTTAAATAATACATATAATTAATGAAACACAAACCAGACAAAGAAGAAAAAATATGGTTCCCTTCAATACATCAAATTGCTACAAATATTGAATCTCATTCCTGGTACAATATAAAACAAAAATGTAATGCAATTTCAACACCTAAAAAATTAATCAAGGAAAATGTAAGATGTTTATTATCTAAAAAATATAAATTATATCCAACAAAAGAACAAATTAAATTATTAAATATTTGGTTTGATACATGCATTGATGTTTATAATTTATCAAATCAGTATATTATATCGAAATTATTTTCTGATTCTGGTGATTTAATTATATCCAATAAAAATTATATTAATTTTTTCAATATACGGAAGGAACTAAATGACAAATTATCTGTATTATGTGATAAAACAAAAATAAATAAACATACTCTGGATTAGATTATGCGATAAAACATAATGTTGAAATGTATAAATCAGCAGTAACAAATTACGAACAACATAATATTACAGGTTTTAATGTGAAAGATCTTACAAAAAATCGTAGAAGGAAAAATTTAGTTGTTGAGCCTTCATATTTTAGTAAAAAAGAGAATGGATTTTGTATTAAGGCATTAGGAAAAATGGAAAGCGATATAAAATTGCGTGAAGTTGTAAGTAAAAATTGTATATTACAATATGACTGTCTTAAAAAAGAATTATATTTAATAACGCCAAATGACTATGATATTAAAACAGAATTACACAAAACGAAAGAATGTGGAATAGATCCAGGAATAAGAACATTTCTAACTGTATATTCAGAAAATGAAACATATGAAATTGGAACAAATTTAATGGGAAAAATAGATAAGTATTTAGAAAAAAAAGATAAATTAATATCTTTGAAGGATACAAAAAAGATAACAGAGAATAAATATAATAAAATATCAGTAAAAATATACGAGAGAATGAGAAATCGTATAAATGATATGCATCACAAAATAAGTAGAAAATTACTGGAAGAATATGAGAAAATACGAATAGGGAAGCTGAGTACCAAAAGTATAATATCAAATTTAACAGGTAATTTGGATGAAAAATCCAAGAGACGCTTAAATGTGCTATCACACTACAGATTTAGAGAGATACTGAAAATGAAAGCGGTAGGATATAAGACGGAAATAGAAGAAGTAGATGAATATAAAACAAGTAAAACATGTCATAAGTGCAATAAATATAAGGAGGATTTAGGTGCGAACAAAACATATAAATGTGAAGGTTGCAAAATAGAAATAGATAGAGATGTAAATGCAGCAATAAATATAAAGAATGGGGGTCTACGAACCGTTTTACCCCCTAAAAATAAAGTTGATATTTCTTGATATTTAAATAGAAATATCAACTTTGTTAGAACGGTTTTTCATAATTATATTTACTGTTATACACTTATTACAAAAGAGTTTTTGAAATCCCTATTATAGTTAAAACAACTTGATATCTAATAACTGCGTGTCTTGAACAACATAAACAGTTCTAAAAGTACATCACTTGGTTTATCATTTTGACGTTTAATAAAAAAAAGAGGATCATTTTGGTATAAATCAATACAGAAATTCATTAGATATGAGTGTTTTGATAGTGTTAAATTCCCTTGTAAAAATAGTGCCACCTTTTTCATCGCATTTGTTATATTTTTTTTTATTAATTGCGTTGCTTCAGTATAGTTTTTTACAAGATCTAAATTAGATAAAGGACTATTTCTTGTTTCATCGAGAAGACATTTTACAAAATAATAATTGGTTACATACATTTTTAAATCTTTTAATGAATAATCTTCTACAATATTTTTTTTTAAATACTTTTCCATGTCTCCCTGATTTAATGATGGTGTGTCGGTATCAAGATGTTTGAAAATTGATGTGTCATCGAGATGTTTAATTGACTTCGCAAGTTTATATAAATGCATTAATAAGGCTTCCTCAGCTTTTATAATGAGTCTTTTATGATATTTGTGTTGTATTGTTCCATCTTCTAAATATCCAGTTGCCTGAATATCTGAATTTTCATCAGAAGATATCGATATATGTTTCCACGATGATGGAATACGTAATTGTTTTAATCTTTCTAATAAATTGGATTGAATCGGTTCATTTGTATCCTTATATAAAAATACATCATTTTGCATGTGTAATATGTGAATTTCATTATTATATTTATCGGTAGATCTCGATAGGGAATTTCCACCTGTTTGCTTTATTTGGTCCATTTGATGTATATGAATTTGTTGACTCGGACCAGGTCTGAGTTCTTTTGAATTATTGATCTTATTAAATAAATTATTATCATTGAGCACGTTCTCGAGTAAATCATTTTCTTGTTTACTAAATTCATTAAATCTATTAATTCCATTATTTAATTCATTATTCATTCCTTTAATGACATATTTATTTTTACTCATTATATCTAATATAATTAGGACTAATTGTATAAATTATGTAAAGATTTTTTATTTATTATAAATCATTAATATAAAAAATTGATAAATAATTTAATAATTTATAGATTTCCTTATTAAAACAAACAAGGAAATCAACAATTATTAATATATGGTCCGATTGCGCAGTAGTAAAAATAAGCTTGATAATTCGGACGATTTAGATAATTCAGATGATTTAGATAATTCAGACAATTTAGGTGGTTTTAATGATCGAAATGATGCAAATAATTTAGATAATTCAGATGATTCTAATGATTCTGATGATTCTGATGATTTTGATGATTTTGATGATTCTAATGATTCTAATGATTCTAATGATTCTGATGATGAGATAAATAATAATGGTGATTTAAGAACTCCAGAAAATAAGGAATATAAAAAATGGGTAGTAACAATGAATTCAAAAATTAAGGAAAGAAAAATTAAATTAAAAAATGTAATGGAATTAAATTTACCGGAAGATGAGTCTATATGGTTTGTAGAACACTTAAGAATATTAGAAAATTTGGAGAGACATACGGAAGAATATTATGTAATGAAAGAAAAAATTTATAAAAAATACATTGATTACAAAGAAAATAATAACACAAAAGAGGGTAGAGAAATACTCAATAAATTAAAAGAAATGAGTAGTCACAATATAGATATATTGACACGGATTGCAATATCCAAACATCCCGATTTCGTTAAAGCGTTATTATACAAACGCTACAGTCTGGTCAATGGAGAAGACAAAACTGATGAATATTTTAAAGTTGTTGACTGGATTGATACGGTTCTTGATATGCCAACAGAATTAAAAATTCAAACTATGGATAATTCTCTAAATAATATAGTGAACACGGAAGAATTATTATATAATTTAAAAAGAAAACTCGATACAAAAATTTTTGGATTAGATAATGTGAAGGAAAAGATTATAGAAACATATTGTTCAATTTTGACGAATCCATATTACAAGAAAAAATTTATCGCACTCGTCGGCCCCCCTGGAGTTGGTAAGACAGAATTGGGTAGAACGATAGCCGACTCATTTGATTTACCTTTTGGTCAGATATCATTTGGAGGTATAAAAGATGCGGCAACATTAACAGGTCATAGTTTAACATATATTGGAGCTAGACCAGGCTTATTTGTAAATATATTAAGACAAGCAAAATATTTAAATAGTGTTGTATTACTCGATGAAATTGATAAAATTAACCAAACACAAGAAGGTTCGTCGATTAGTTCTGTTCTTCTTCACATCCTAGACAAAACACAAAATTTCAGATTTACTGATATGTATATGCCAGAAATACCAATCAATTTGTCAAATATATTTTTTATATTGGCAATGAATAGTGATGAACATCTTGATCCCATCCTGAAAGATAGACTGTATATAATAAATATTCCAGGATATGATTTGAGTGAAAAAATAATGATAGGTAAAAATTACACTTTACCAAAAATAAGAGAAAGTTTAGCATTTAAGGAAAATGAAATTATCATCAACGATGATTGCTTGAGATATATGATAGAACGATATACACCAAAAGAAGCAGGAATTCGTGGATTAGAAAAGAATTTAACCACAATTGTCGAAAGACTCAATGTATTAAAAAATATTAATAAAAATTCTGGGAAAAACTTTAATTTAAATGGATCTAACAAAAGAATTAAATTAAGTTATGCAATTGAAAATATTAAGTTTCCCATAAATCTCAACAGAGGAATAATCGAAACACTATTATCATGATAAAGTTCAAAGGTAAAAAAAATTGAATTAAATATTATCAGTTTAAATACCATTTATTTATAACAAAAACAACATAAACAATAGAATAATTAAAACAGACAATGTATGTTAAAATGCCAGCAGGAAAGAAACAATTAAAAAGATTGAGACGATTGAATAAAAAAATTCTTGTTGCGGCTAAACAAATAGATAATGGAGAAAATGGTAATAATGACGATGACTCTGATAATGATGACACAAATGAACCAATTAATCCACTATTATTTCCAACTCAAGACAATTCCAAAATATACAGATCTGGAAATCATATTTATTTTAGAGATAATATAACACTTGATTCAATAAGTAAATTATGTAAATTAATTGAAGAGGCGAATAATGAATTCCACCTATTGCAATCGACCATTAAACATGCACTATTGATACCAAAACCTCTATATCTACATATAACGAGTTATGGCGGTTCAATATTGGCTGGTTTGATGGCAGCAGACACAATAGAAAATTCCTTGGTTCCAATTTATACTGTTGCGGAGGGATATGTTATGAGTTCCGGAACTTTTCTTAGTCTAGCTGGTAAAAAAAGATTTATGACAAAGAATGCATATATACTAATACATCAACTATCATCAGCGGTGTCTGGTACATTTGAACATTTAGCAGATGACCAAACAAATAATGAAGAATTAATGAAACGAATGAAAAAAATATATGATGAAAAAACAGGAGGAAAACTTAAAGGGAAAAAATTAGAAAATATATTAAAACATGACATTTATATGGGTTTCAATGTGTGCTTAGAACTAGGATTAGTTGACGGATTATATGAAATTGAACAATTAAAGACATGTGATGAAGTATAAATTTATTTATTTATAAAATAAAAGAATTCACAATTTAGATTTTATCAAACTTTTGTTAGCAATTTTTGGATTGAATTTGAA